TCCAGGATGTTTACCGGGATGAGATGACTGGTGATCTCCCTAATAAGATACTGATCAATCTCTATCGGCGGCCTGGCGGAGAGCGTCGGATAATCTAGCTTTGTGCCCGGAGGCATCAGGAAAGCGGTGTCAGTGGACTGTGCTTTTATGACTTTATCGAGATAATCCCATACCTCGGACGGGATGCCCATTATCTTTGTGCCAGTGTAGCCTTCGTCTCCTTGGCCATCGCCCATCATGGCGGTGACGTACTGGAAGTCGATTACCCCAACCGCGTTAGGGGCTGCCACCCGTTGCAGGTACTTCATGACCGCCTGGCTTCTGGCAAAGCCCCATTGTCTGATGGTGGGGATGATAGAGGCTATGTAAGACAGCTCACCAGGCGTCCGGTCCTGAATATGGAATATTTGGTCAGCCTCGATCTCTACCGGCTTGCCAGACCGGCTCTGAGACTGCCAATAGTGGATGCTATCGTCGTCCGCGTCGGTGACTATGCCTTTCAAGAGAGGATCGGAGAAATAGCGGTCGCTGCCCCTGGTGTTGTCCGGAGCAGCTTCAAAGGAGACTGCCGGCAGATGCTTGAATACGTCCGGGATGGTCCACTGCTCTTCTGTTTTGAGACTGTAATTGTAAATCGAGTGCCTGAAGCCCAGCGTATCAAAGAAAGTCTGCCTGATGTTAGCCCGGCTCTGTACCGCTTTGTCGGCCATGCGCAGGCCCCGGCGGGCTTCGGCTATCTTGGCTTCGTTCGCCTTCTCCTCTTCAGGAGGCCTAGGGACGATATCATAGCCGTTGAAGGCAATCTTGCTTATGGGCAAGAGGAGGCCCTGCACCGGAGGGACCGAAAGGGCTGACACGATGGCCGAAGCAGTAATGTTACGATCAACTGCAGCGAAGCCCGAAGACGACAGGTTAACCTGGGATTTGCCGGTAGTGCCGGCAGCATTCCTTATTTTTCTGTGTATTGTCGTCATGGTAAGGGGATTCCTGAGCTGGATATCTGAGACGGTGCTGAGAAGCTATACGATGTTTTCTTAGGCAGATTCGCGAAAGCAAGCATAAGAGCATCAGCGCGATCCGGCGATTTCAGGCCCCGGCGCTTCATCTCTTCCTTGGATTCGATCTGAATTTGCCCTTTGGATGTGATTTTATACTTCAATTTAGATAATTGTGAAGCCAGTTCTTCATCTTCGCCTATATCAATTTCTTTGTTTTCGAAGCATTTTCGAAGGTTCCAGTACCATTCGGCGCGTGTGTTGAGGAACTGCTCGGAGTCAATGGCCTTGAACCCGGATCGCATTTCTTTAGCTGGAAACTTCTGCTCATGGAGCCTGTCATAGACCCCAGCGCCCAGTCCATCGGCGTCTATTCTGGCTTCGGTTGCGTTGGTATCCCTCAGAGCCCGTATTATCCGGCCAGTTGTGGCCATTGTGTCCTCTTGGTGGGTTGCCTTATAGAGTCTGGCAACTTTGCCCCGGCGATGCACCAGAACGGTTTCATCCTGGCCGAACCTGGCCACATCACAGGCTAGAATATTAGGCGTGGATGGCTCCAATTTGTGGGTCTGTGCATAGACTATCCAGGAGAGCGGAATGAGGGCATCCGTTGAATGCTCAGGGAATTGGCCCAGGACTCTGGATATCCAGAGCGGGGAATCTTCGCCCCATTTGAGCCACTTGTCATAGACCCATTCAGGTGTTATGAGGTAGGGCGCTGGAAGGTCCGAGGTTATCTTTTCCTTCCAGGCGTTGGCCCGGATGTCCTCGATTGTGATTCCGAAAGTTGTAAAATTTGGAGTATCAAAAGCCGATATGTAAATCTTAACCACGCCTGGCCGGGAAAACATTTCATAGAATTCTCCGGAGGATTCGGTGGGATTGCCAATCGCGAGTAAATGAGAGTTCTGCGATGTCAGAATGCCGTCGATACCTATCCAAATATCCGGCTCTATGCCCGCCGCCTCATCGGCCACAACCAGAATATGACCTTTGGCGGAATGCGCGCCCTGAAAGCGGTTGGCGTCGTTGGTAGACCTGCCGGTAGCAAACCAGTTTGGCCCCAGGTCTAGGCGGGTATCCAGGAGCTTACCACCCAGTTCCACTTTGGAGCTGGCATAAGCGAGCCTGATCTCCTGCCATAAGATGTCCCTGACCTGATCAAAGGTTGGCGCGGTGGTGACGACTCTGGAGAGCTTTCTGGTGTAGGAAAACCAAAGGACCGCTCGCGCGGACAGCCACGATTTACCAGCCGCGTGACAGGAGGCAACCGCGACCTCTTTGTTATCTCGGATCGCTCTTAAGATCTCTTCTTGTTTGGGCCACGGTTCGCAGCCCAGATAGTCCCTGACGAAATGAACCGGATCATCGCGAATCTTTTGGACTGCCCTAGCCTTCTTCTGAGTCAGAGACAGCATTGATTAGCTCCAAAAGGGTATCGGCCTTATGCGATTCGGGATCTTCGCCTAGCAGCTCATGTTTGGTTTTCATGGCCTTGCAGATTGCATCAGAGACGCCGTTGAGCATGGTGACGGCGGGCATGGGAACGCCAAACTTGTTATCCAGATCTTTAATTTGGGATCGCAGGCCAGAATGAATGATATGGTTATCTTGAATCAGTTCATCGAGGATTTGCAGGTCAGTGAGCCATTCTGCAGCGTCCTGTTTGATCTGCGCTTGGCTTTCGTGGTACTTCGCGCGGGCTTCGGCTTGCACATTATAATGATTTACGAAATGATTGCTTATGGCCCGGTATGAGATCTGCTCTCCGAGTCCTTTGAGCCTGACCTCGATTGCTTCCGGGCTCATGCCGTCTTTGACGTGCCATGCTTCGATCTCAAGCCGCCTGGCAGAATTGCATGTTTTACATTTGGCAGAATATCCAGATGGCATGTAAATCACTATACCGGAAGGTTGAAGGATGGAATGGAAGGGATGGAAGGAAAGCCACTTAGGAGACTCGAACTCCTGGACAATCGGTTACAGGCCGGAGGCAATAGCCGCTATGCGAAAGTGGCAGATCGGTGGCCAGGGAAAGGAGGGATCGAGGAACCCTGACCACCGTCAGGGAACTAGGAAGCCTTTCTTGGGTTTGGCGTGGCGACGCATGCGCTCTTCGCGGATGAATTGCTCCAGAACATCCAGGTCGTAGTTGCTCCAGTCTTTCAG